AGATCACGTTCTTCGTCGGCGGCGTCGGTGTCCTCATCGCGGCTGTTTCCGATGTCGTTCTTGAACTTCTCAAGAGCGCGCTCAGCAGCTTCGAACGACTTGTACGCCTTCTCGGTGTACAGTTCGATGCGGCTCGGCACCTTGCGCTTGCCCGAGTGTTCGTAGTACGTGATGAAGTATTCCTCATCGCCGACCTTCTTTTCGTTCAGGGTGCTGAACAGTTCCTTGAGGATTGACATTCGTTGTCTCCGTTTTCGATCAGGTATTTATGGATCGCCTGACGCTTACATTGCGAAACCGAGCTTGTCGGCAAGGTGACCTGGCGACGACTTCGAACGCAGGTTAGCCTTCTCGATCTCTCGACCTGACTTCAACGGTTCGACCTTGATCGTACCGTCGGTTGCGAGCTTCGACTTCACGTACCACAGATCCGGCACTGACTGTTGAACGAGCGGGATGAAGTTCAGATCAGTCTTGTCGTTGATGAACTTCGCGACTGCTGCCTCGAGACGAGCGATCTCGGTGTTGTCCACAGGATCGGCAGCGCGCTTGTACGCTGGGAAATTCTTCGCGAGCCAGTCGTTGATCTTCGCCGGAGCAGCCTTCACTGGATTCTCAGCGATGATCTTCAGCAGCTCAAGCTCCTTGGCTTCCTGCTTTCTGAGCTTCGGGTCAGCATCAGACATCGCCTTCAGGATCTCGGTGACCTTCAGAGTGTTGCTGTTCCCACCTGAACGCTTCGAGCTGAACGCATCGACCTTCTCTCCGGTACCACGCTTCGCCTTCATCGTAAAGTCGTACAGCGGTTCATTCCCGAGCTCTGGGAACTTCACGCCGCCTTCCTTGTACTCTGGCTTCTGCTTGATCACGAAGAACGGACCGAGGACTTCCATGAAGTCGTTGTTGATCGTGTTCTTGAACGCCGAGTCTTCCTTCGTACCAGATGAGACGTACAGCTCCTTCGCAGCATCGAGACAGGCCTTGTCGTCCGGCGATTCTGCCAGATCGACGAGCGACTTCAAGTACTCGGCTTGCGGCTCCGGAATGTCGGCGTGCTTGTCGATCAGGCGCTTCACTTCAGCGGCGTACTTCGAAATGAACTTCGGGCCGAACAAGCCGAGCTTGTCTGGCTTCAGATCAGTGCCGACTGTCCGTTCCATCTTGAACGGCTTGTCGATGTCAGTGAGCTTCATTCGGTACTCGCCGTCGCCGATGCGAACACGAAGCTTCGCCGAGTACTCATCAGAGGAGAGCACCTTGATCTTGTCGCCCTTCTTCACGGTCTTCTTGATTGGCTTGTCGAACGCATCGTACAGCTCAGCATCGTTCTTCGCGAGCGTCTCAACGTCGCCGGACGAAAAGTACTTCTCCCACTTCGCCTTGCCGGACGAAGCTTCGAGTAGGAATGTCTTGAATGTGATCATGCTTGCTTCTCAACGAAGTACATTGGGTGCTGGCCGTGTGGCGAGACTTGTGCGAACAATGTCTTCCCGGCTCGGTACAACGAGACGCTCATCTTGGTGTCGTCAGCCATGTTCACAACCTTGTGTTCAACTTCTTTCGCCGTGTCAAGGAGCGAATCGTCGAAGTTCTCGACCTTCTGAGCGTTCGGACCAAGGAGCTGCTTCACGATCTTCAGCGCGGCTTCGAACGCTGCGGCCTCTGCAAGGTATTGCTTGAACGTGATCATTTGCTGTGGTCCTTCTTCGACCAGAACGCCTTACCAAGGGCGGTCTGCTTTCCTGACGGTGTGATTGTGTTCCCGAGCTCTCGGGCGAACTTGTACATCTCGGTGGCAAATCCACGACGACGGAACTGCTTGTCGACGTTCAGATCAAGTGCTTCAAGTTCGTCACCGTTCCGAACGAAGTTCACCCACCCAAGTTGAGTGCCGCGCATCGTCTGAACTTCGATTCGGAACTGTTCGCTCTGCTTCTGGTCGATCTTCACGTACCCTGGCTTTGCCACCAGCTTGTACTTACCATCGGGCAGCTCTTTTGTCTGCTCAAAACCAGGCTTGAACACCTTCTCATTCACGGTCTCGAACAGCTCGGATACACGCACATCAGCCCTTTCGTGTCTCCGCATCGACGGCGAGCATCTTCATGATGTCCTCACGAGAGGCGACAACGGCGCCGTTCGTCTTGTTGTTCGTGAACGGAACGAACTGAGCAGACTTCTTCCGATCGCCCTTCACCTTCGCCCGAACTGAGGCAGCGTTCAACGCGATGTTCAGGTAGTTCGCAGCGACTTCGGCGTTCCGAGCAGCGTACCGCGGCTCGATGACTTCCATGTACGCGGTCTGATTGTTGAACGCGTCGATCGCAGCCGTGTACACCGTGTCGATCTTCTCATCGATCTCGATGTCCTCGGCATCCTTCTCAGGTGGAGCCTGTTCATCGCCCAGCGTGGCGAGCGTGCCCTCGGTGGTTGGGATGTACTCGCCATCCTCTTCCATGTCCATCGGCAACGTGTTGAACAGGTCGTCCAACGGATTCGTGATCTTCTTCGTCAACAGGCTCATACGGAACTCCCAACTTGCTTCTTTGCCTTCTGCTTGAACATCGTGCGCTCAGTGAGCACACGGAACGTGGCGCCATTCCGACTTGCGTACTCGGCGGCGTACTTCCACTTTGCTTGATTGATCACGAAGGCCTGCTGGTCGTGTGGTGTCGCACGTGGCGTCAGCACCGACTCTTTGTATGGTTTGATCTCGATGATCTCTTTCTTCACCTGCCCTGAGGTGTCGATGTACATCACGATCATGTCGGGGAAGTACCGATGCATCCGCCCGTCAAGCGGGTGGACGTACGGGATCGCGAGCTCTTCAGCACCCCAACGCAGCACGGCGTTGTTCGTGTCGAGCCACTTCATGAACGCACACTCCCACGAACTTCTAAAGAAGATATTCTGGATGCTTCTGCCGACGTATTTGCCAGGATTCTTTGGTACGAATCGACCCTTCATTGCTGCCATGAGGTCACCTCAAAAATATCATTCAGCTCTGCTTCAGTCCACGGTGCCTTGTACTTGTTCGCAACCATGAATGAATCGACATCATCGGAATGAACATCCCCATGCCATTTACCATTACGCGAGTTCTTCAACATAAGTTCGACTCGCGCGCTTTGGTCAATAGTAGCCCATTGCTCGCCAATGACTTGGCTCAGCTTTGAGACAAATGATTCGTACTTTGTGGTATCGGACTTAAGACGGGCTCGCATCTTTTTAGCACTGTCCGATCGTTTAGCTGCTTCACACGCAGAACACCAAGTATCATACCCAAGCGTGATGCTCAAGAATTTAGATGGCGACCCACACCGACAGACTGGCCGAACAAAGAATCTAGAGGCATATTCTTCGGCTTCAAGACCGTGAGAACGATTTACGTGCTGCCCGAGCCCCTTCATAGTTGAAGATGCCTTTCCACAGAGATCACATACAGGCTTAGCCATCAGCTGTTCAGCGAACCGTCGCCGGTCACTGGTCCAGAGTCAGCGGCTGCCAAGACGGTGCCTGAGCCCGAGCCGGCCGAGTCGTTCACCTTTGGTGTTGAGGTGCGAGCGAACGGATTCGAGAACGAGCTGAACCCGCTGCCGATTGCATCGCGCGATGCACCCGACACAAGTCCGCCGATCGGACCTGAGATCGCGCTTGTGACCTGACCGCCGAGTGCCTGACCAAGACGACTGTTCCCAGCGACGCTCTTCACTGCCTTACCAATCAGATCGGACGAAAGCTTTCCGGCTGTCTTGCCGACGACACCGCCGAGGATGTCGGTAGCCCAGTTCCCCTTGCCACCGCCGGCAGCGGAGCCGCCGCCACCACCTGGAACCGGCGTGAGGTCCATCGGCGCGCCAAGGGCGCCTGGCGCGAGGACGTGATATGATGAATCGAGATAGTCCGATGCGATTGCGGTCGCGTTGATCGGACCGATGTTCACCATCTCCATCCAGTCGTAGTCGAACATCATCGTCATCGACGATACTTCATTCGCTTCGTGGCTGAGTTCGTCGAAGTCGAACGAGACGATCCGTGGATTCATGAAGTCGTACGAGACCATCTTCGCCGTGTTCTTCAAGGACTCCTGCGGATCAGTGAAGATCTGCTTCACTCGAATCATTGCGATCGAGTTCCCGAACGAGCTGTTCACCGCGGCGCGATGTGCGGTGTCCGGAAGCTTCCGACTGAACGCCATACCTGATCCGTGCAACAGGCTTTCTGGATCAGCGCGCTTCAGCGAGAGGTCACGCTTCGTCTGCTTTGCCGTGATCGGCGAGTGGATCGTCATCAGTGCACGAACGAAGTCGAACACACGGTTCCCAGCATCGTCAGTGAACACCATCGTGAGGTCACGATGCCGGATCTTCTTCAGAGCCTTCGTTCTGAAGTTGTACATGTTCAGGTCTTCTTCGTACTCGAAGTCGATCTTCGGACGATCAACCATCTTCACCATGAACGTGAAGTCGTTCGCGGTGTTCTCGCCGAGTGCCTTCACGATCTTCTTCGCCTCTTCGGTGAACACGAACTCGACCTTGAACAGGAACTTCAGCTTCGGACGATAGTTCGTCGCGCCAGCAAGAGCCGCCGCGTACGATGTCGCGTACCACGAACCGTCCTTGCGGTCGATCGTCTTCGTGTTCGGGTTCAGACTTGGGTGAATGAACCCGAGACCACCGCCCTTGACGAAGTCTTCAACCGCCGTTCCGAACTTATCGGTCGCGCCCTTTTCGAGCTGGACGCGCGTATCGTTCAGAATGCTTTTGGCTGAAAGCGGTGGCAAGATTGACATGAGAACCCTCGTACTAGATGAACCTATTTACGAGTCTTCAGAAGCAACGAAAGGTCCCGTAGGACCTTTCGGATGTTCAAGCTGAGGTGCTTACGCGACGTTACCGCCGAGGGCCGTGCCGTAGCCGGAGCCAGACTCGATGTGACGTGCGTGGTCGAAGCGGATCTGCATCGTGATCGTTGCAGCTTCAGATGCCGAGTAGTCGCGATCACCGTAGTCGGAACCAGAGATCATGGCGCCTTCGAGGATCCAGGTCTGAACGACACCTTCGTCGCCGTCGAGCTGTTCGATCTTCGCACCGAACTTGTAGTCGGAGCCAGTCGCAGCAGTATTCAGCCAACGGCCGTCGAGGTCGACGCCGATGATGCGTTGCTGAGTCTCGAGCTGAGCCTTCACGACCGTTGCGGCGAGACCAGTGATGTCGTCTTCAACCGTGACAGTGATTGGTTCCCACGAGTGCTTGCCAGCGATGTACGCTGTGCTGTTGTACCGGTGAAGGATCACTTCTTCGAACGTGAGGTTCGGCAGCGTGATGTTCGTGACCTGCATCGTCAGATTGCGCGAGTTCGTACCCGGAACCAGCTGACCCATGTTCAGAAACGTGATGCGGAACTTGTTCTTCAGGCGTGGGTGCAGAATGCCGGAGCCTGCACCTGGAATGCCGAAGTTGCTGAGTGTTGCCATTGTTTTCTCTCCTGTGAGCTCAAAGGGCTGGAGCTAGTACGTACGAACCTATTTATGCGGCAGGTCCGAATTCGGGGCACATCCTGAAAGGAGGGCTCTCAGATCCTGATCGTAGGTTGCCGGATTCGCAGGTCTTGTTACAATCATCTCTACTCCTATTTACGAGGCCCTATGATCGTACTTCAAATCGTCGCGCACCCAGACGTCTCTGGGAATTCATTCACTGGGCAGATGGCTCAGAAGTTCCGTGAAGGTGCCGAAGCCGCTGGCCACGTCGTCGGTTGGTACAACCTGTACGAACCGGACACCGTCGAGATCAATCACCAGCAGTAC